CCATCCTCAATTCCTCCGGAGGAAACAGGAATACCCTGGATGGTTGTAGCATCGCCCTGGTAGCTGCCTGTTGTAATTTCGACAGTTACTGGAGTTTCTTCAACTATAACAGTTACATCGGTTTCTTCGACTTCAACTGTATATTTTTTTTCTTCAATCTCAATAATCATCGTGTTACCTCAGAAAGAAGTAAAATTTTACCCATTAGAGGGGTTTCGACAATACCACTTTTTGTTAACTCTAAGTCATAAACGCCGTCATGAGCCAGCGCAGAAGTTTCACTGGCGGATAATTTTAAATACACAATTCCATTTGTGGGGTCTGGAATTTCAATTTTTCCGTTTTCTGTTGTCATATCAGCCATGACTTCAGATTCGGCAAATCTCCGGATTTGCATACTTACAGTATAATCAGTTAAATCTTTTACTGTTTCGTCACTATTTTTAAAGGTTAATTTTTGGTTCCATGTTGCACCCTTTTTTATATAGAAATTATATTCCCCCACGGGTTTTTTTGTGGCCATTTTTAATTCCTCCAAAGAAAAGAGAGGGGTTTTTTTAAACCCCTCTCTCTTTCAGTTTCCAGGGTTTGATTACGGTGCCGTCGCATATATTTCGCCATTTGTAATTTCAAGCCTATAAATTGTTCCTGTTGCAGTATCTTTCAAGCTAATTCCATATATGTCTTCGGCGCAAGAAGACAGGCCGTCTGACCCTATTCCTAAAAGGCTGGAAGTTTCTGCAGGCAATGTAATTTCCGTGCTGTCAGTTCCGTATAAATCAATTGAATTGTGTATAGTTGCCGATTTTCCGGATACCACTGCGGCCAAGCCACAAGTAGAACCCGGGAAAGTAATTTCTGTTGAGTCGGTTCCATAAATATCAATAGAATTGTGTATTGTGGCGGTTTTTCCGGAGTCTACCGCAGCAAGACCACAAGAAACAGCAGGGAAAGTTATATTTGTTGAGTCAGTGCCATAAAACTCAATACTATTGTGTATTGTTGAAGACTTGCCTGAGGTTACTCCAGCCAGGCTGCAAGTGGATGCCGGGAAAGTTATTGCCGTGCTGTCAGTTCCGTATAAATCAATACTATTATGAATGGTTGCAGTTTTTCCAGAACTCTGGTTTGCTTTTCCGCTTAAATCCTGGTCTCCGGTATTCGTTCCTGAAATTGTTCCGGATATCGTAGCATCATCGGTGCAATATAAAGTTTTTCCAGTTACAATTGTAAGGGTTGCGCCGGTTGCGCCGGGGTCTGTAATCGTTACATTATTAAAAGGTTTTGAAGACACTATTCCGTCCTCATCCATTACAATTGTATTAGCATCTTTCACATACAACCCATCGTCAAAAACCTTTATTCCATACCAGGTTTCAGTCGGCACAGCTGAAAGAGCTACGCCCATAAGGAAAATTGTTAAAATTGCTATCAAGAAAAAAATTTCTCTTTTATATTTGAACATTTAATTTCACTCCTTCATTTTTTTGTTTTTCAGCTTAGTCATGCACTATATCAAAATGCATAACCTTACTCGACCCCAGATTATTTTTAAACATTACGGTTGTCGAAGAGGCATAAATACATAGACTGCTTGCAGTGTCTGAAGTTGCCACATTATCAGTTTTGCTTTTTATTGCAATTGTTCCGGTAGAGGTGAAAGTAAATTCAGCCTCTTCCGTGTGGTCACTTAGCCAGACTTTACCCCTTCCGTTTTTCGCTGCCGGTAAAGAAAAAGTCCCTGCATTTGCAAGAGTTTTCTTTCCGACTTTCATATTCATGTCATCCATCCTCAGGTTTTCTCTTTTATACCATGGCTGTGCCATTATATATCACTCCTTTCGTTTATTTTTTGAAAATTTTTATAAACTCCAGGCCGGTCTCAATTAATGACCCGGCTTTTTCTTTGTCTTTTTCTGGACTTTTTGCAATCACTTCTTTTACTGCAATTTCTTTCTTTTCCGCCCCTGGTTTCTTACTTTTTTCTGCTTCAGCTATAGCGGCAATTATGCAACTCAGGGTTGCGGTCTCTACTGCAAGAATTTTCTTTATTACTGGCTGGATATTTTCCGGGAAAAGAAAAAGCATTGCTGAAATAATTTGACGGGCAATGTCGTCGTATTTGTCAATCAGAAGTATAATTTCTTTTGCCTTAATGGCCATTTCTAAAAGGTTCATCGGGTTGACCTCCTTTCTTCTATTTTCCGATACCGGCATTATGGACAAGATATCCTTCAGCGAAATAATTTTTATTGCTGTTTTCTGGGAGGGCTAAATTGTAAGTTATTACCGGGTCGCAAGTAATAAGCGTTTTTGACAAGATTAATTCTTTTACAATCTTTTCATTCTTATATATATAAATGTTTTTTATATCTGAAATTGGAGTATATTTAATGCCGTCGAAAAATTCATGGTTTTTTGTAACTCTTACCTCAGAAGAAGCAGTTTTAATCAAAAAATATTCCGTTTTTAATTCTTCAGGTTTGCCGTGAATAAGCAATTCTCGGACATTTGCCGGCTCTATTCTTTCCCGTCTTATATTATAGGTATGAATTTTCATGCCTCGCTTTATATTTTCAATGGGTATATCGCCATATTTCGTTTTTACTAAAGTCCCGGCAAGGAAACAGGTGATACTTTCCATGTGGTAAACTGTAGGATTTGGAGGACAATTATACTGAGCCAGCCCTTTTATTGTTGAGCGATTTATATCTCCATTCGGACAGGAAAGCAAAACGGGAACATTCAGATTTCCGACAGTATCCAGGGCGTCCTGAACCACATAAGACAAGTCATTTTCAGACTTACGATTAAGAATGTTTATTTTTTCTTCGTAAGTTTCCCCTTCTTGCATTCTTTGGTCAATCGTCACCCTGACATTATATGTGTCATCCGGGTTTGCCTGATAGATATCCCCTTGAATGATATTACGGTTATTTGTTTTTGAATTAATATAATTTATAGCGTCAATAAGTGAAAAATTACTCATTATTCTCCTTCAAATGCCCGCTCTTTTATGTAATATTGACAGGATTGTTCGGCTTTCCCACGCCTGACAAATACTATTCTTCTTATCCTGGTAATCCAATGAAAAATATATTCTTGAGATAAAGATGTTTTTATAAAATCTCCTGGTTTTATTTTTGGATTATATATGGCCGGAATATATCCATCTCGCTTTTTAATGCTTTCCCATATTTTATCTTCCCCGATACGCTTTGCTGACTCATTATCGGATAAAAGTACGTCAATAATATCTTCAAATTTATTTATTGGCCTTCCTCGCTCAAGTTGGCTATCGTCAAGAACTTGAACCCAGAGACCTTCGTCTAAAACAACTTTTCGGGCAGTCCATTCAGCTTCTGTATTACCCTGCCCCTCTTGAGACGTTGAACCCGGAAGGGCGGAAGGGTTAGACGGAGATGAGGCGACGGGCTTCCATTCAAATTTGATTTTAAGTTCACCGGGGGGAGAACTGGGAAGTTGTATCATATAATTATATGGGTTTGCGCCCGGAGAACTCACAAGGCTTGAGTTTATCCAATTACCGGGAGCCGCTGCAGGAGAAGAATAATAATATTTTACCGCCCCAGCACAGGCTTTTCCATCAATTGTTTGTTCATCCAAAAAATTAGTTATCCAGGCATGGGAACGGTCTTTTTTTATTTCAATTAATTTCACCGAAGATTTTAAAGCGTATTGACCTTCAAAATCAAAAGTATCATATCCCACTCCCATTCCCGACTTATCTATTGCCACAATAAAACTCCTTTATCCCTGTTGTATCATTATCGCCGGTTCGTTAGTTTCGTAAATTCTACTTGGCCGCTTTAAATTGCCGAAATTGTAAGACATAGCCGAAGATTTCGGCAAATCTGGTTTTCCTGTGAACATTGTTTCCGGAAGATAAAATTTTCCGTTTTTCGGATATTCAGAACCAAGAATTTTAGGTAAAAATACTAATTTTAAATTGTTTCCGCTTGGCATAATCAGGTAATCTGCCGGAATTGAATTTAATAATTTTTTAATTGTTTCCTTCGGGGTCGTGTTGAATGTCGCCAGTTCAGCGTCAAAATACTGATCTGCAAATTTAAAATCACAGTGAATATAATCTCTTGGATTTATTACCTCTGGAAGCTTATTTACTGCCTGGTCACAAATGCTTTTAATTGCCTTTTGTTTTGATATCGGGCATCTTACCATAACAACGTAGTTTGGATTTACAGCCTGGCTAAAGGTGACAATCTGAGTTTCCACGTTAAAAGTCCAGCCTGAAGTTACCAGGTCATAGTTAACCCATAACTCGTATATATTCTGATTATTCGTGAGATTGTTTATTTTAAAATGCTTGTTTGTGTCATCATCTACACGCTCCAGAGCTTCGACAGCACAAAAACACGGCAAATTTACTTCCTGATTAAGAATTTCTGATATATAATCCCATCCGGAAAAAGAAATGATATCGTTATTTTTCGGAGTTTCTTTTATTACAAGCTTTGGTAAGGTAAAATCTACATATCTGCTTCCAGTCCAGGACCGTATTATCACTTTAATGAATTTTCTGGTTGAATTATCGTAGTCATAGAACCCGTCAGACCTGAGAAAGTCGTAATAATCAGACCATGGCTCTAATATTCCCCGGTCGTAATTTATCAATTTTAAGTTCCAGAAAATTTCTTGGTTTAATCCCCAGTCAAAACCGAATTCTGCTATTCTTTCACTTTCAATCAAAATATCTCCGCCCCAATAATCCGGAAGTTGTAAATATGCTCTCACTCCCGTTATTGTATCTAATTCTGCCCTGGAAGGAATAACCGGAGGGTCGTCTTCTGCAAGAGAGCTAAACATTGTATCAAGAAATCCTGATTGCCGGATTTGAGCCACGCCGGAAGTGTCTGCAACTTGATAGAAAGTAGAAAAAGCAATCTTTCCCACTCCAGAAACATCAGCTTTATAAGGTCTCCGGTTTGTCGTAAAGCCAGTTCCGGAAATATTTCCATTATAAGGTCTCCGGTTTGTTGCGGATCCTATTCCTCTATAATCTACGTTCATAGGATAAGACATAATTAACTTCCTTCAACCATAAATTTAAAGCAAACCTGGTTATCAGACTCTTCTGAGTTCATAGGAGGAGAGTAAATTCCATAAACAGTTCCAGCACTTCCCGAAGAGATATCCTCTAAATCAATATCATTATTATAATAAGTGCTTTCATCGTCGCTCCAATCTAAATATTTAAGAGCATCAGAAACAGTAAATTCGCCGGCATCGTCTACCTCAAGAGCATTAAGATATAAATTTACACCAGGTAAAACATTTGAATTAGCATAATATCCCCCGGTAACAGGATTTATTCCTGTCAACACTCCTATATCCGCCGAAGCTCCTTCTTCGTCTTTTTCAATAGTGACAGTTCCGGCAGCAGTGGCAACGATTTCGTAGGTTCCCGGCTGTGGCAATTTATATTCAATATTACTGCGTATGGCATCGCCCCCACCGGTAAAAGGGTCATCCTGAAAGATAATTAAACCCTGATTTGCATGTTCGTACGTAGGATATATCTGGGTGTAAGTTGAAGGGGCGGTATAAAGATAATACTCCCCCAGGCCTTTAAGAAAACATTTAGGAAGCTCATAAGCATAGTTCCAATAAAGTCCTCCGCTTGACTTTAGCACGGCCTGAGTGGTAACTGCCGTGCATTTATACTTTATAGGATATCCGTAAACCGGAGAAGTTATTCCGGTTCCTGTGAGTCTTAATTTTCTCCATGAGGCGGCAGAAGCGGCTGCAATTCTGATATTTCCGGCTACAGAGGCTCCGGAACTTCCATCTGTAAAAGTCGGAGTAAACCAGGCGGAACCATTCCAGAGTTGAATAGAAAATCCTGTATAACTTCCAGGAGTATCCGGGTCAAGGTAAGTATTTAATATTTTTCGGTCACACATCTGGATAACATAGTCAGAAGCCCCGGCCATCATATTAATTGCTCCGGTCGCTCTTTCAGTAAACACTCCAGAGATATACTCATAAACTTTTCCTCTTTGTTCGTAAGCAGAACATTCACTATCTGAGTCAGTTTTTTCTAAAGTAGATGTTTGATTAACTCCTGCCGGAGACTGTTTAATAATTTCCACAGCAAGCAAAGGAGTATTTACGGTGTTTTCAAAAGAGTCATTTATAAGACCAGGATAAGGAAAGTGATTTATATTTGTTAAATTTTTTCCGGAAGTATTCTCATACTGAAATTCAAATTCTTTTTGTTGGCCTGGGTCAACAAAGCCCATGTCGAGTTCGGTTAAAGCATTATCTTCGCTGTCTAATATAGCAAAATTGGGTGTAGACATTAAGTTATTACTCCTTTATTTTTTAAAGTCAGGTCGCAGTCATACCAGGGAAAATTCCGGTTCGGCTCTCCCTTAAAGTCTATAATTTCAACCAGGAAGCCATCGGGAGCTATACTATCAAGCCGTTCCCGATAGAATACAAATCTATCGTCTGGAGGACCCGTTTGAAAGAATTCCTCCAGTTTGTTCCTCTGGGAAAGAGTCAAGTTTGTTGCTCTGAGCTTCCATTCTCCGGAATTCGGGTCAACTCCATCCGATTTTGTTGACTCTTTTGAAGGAATAAAATTCCCTGAGTCATCCCAGGAGGGAATAGACCATGCTGACTGTATATTTTTCTTTTGTTCTGGAAAAGAATTTCCCTGCGGTTCGTAGGGAAACTCCACTCTATCGTCTAAATCTGTCGTGTCTATCCAGTCGTTAAAAAACATCTTACAACCTCGCTCCTGAAGCTTTTACGTCTAACGCAAAGCTTCTAAGGGTATCAATCGAGGAAGAGACTTCTGGGGGCATAGAAGCAGCTCCTCCGGCCTCTCCTCCGATATTTATATTTATTCCACCGCTTACATTTGTAGAATTATCCACAGAATTTGAAGTATTACCTCCGATTGCTCCCTTTGCGGAATTTGCCCCGGAAAGGGTGAAATAATCGGGAACATCTACTCCGGCCCCCAATCCTTCAAATCCGGCACCTCCACCGCCTCCGGCACCTCCCGTTGCTCCCCCAGAAGCTCCCGGAGAACCCGGAGATTGAACCTGTTTGCCGTTTAATTGGTCAATAAGGTCTATGGCCTGCTGAACATATGAAATTAATTCATTAATCATATTATTTATACTACCAATCGTATTTTCTATAATGGAATAAATGCCGTCCCATATGGCCGTTAAAGAGTCTGCTAAATCTTTCCAGGATTTATCCCAAAAAACTTTTAAATCCGTGAAGAAAGAGATAAACATTTGAGCTATAATTGTTAATGCCGTTAAAATAAGCCCTCCAGCAATATCAATTGCGCCTTGGGCTATTCCTCCGAGAGCACTAAAAACAGTTGTCCAGTCGCCTTGTATTATTGCTAAAGCTGTTTTTATTGCTCCGGAAATAATGTCAAGTGCCGTGCTTATTACAGGAATTAAATTTTCAAAGGTAGTTTGAACAAGTACGGCAATATAAGGAAAAACCAAGTCAAATATAACTTTCAGGCCGTCTAAAATTTTTGTGGCAACGGGCAGAATTGCCGCAATTAATTCCCCGGCAAGAGTTATAAAATCCGTTATAATTGTTACAATTTTAGGCACCCACTCTTCTATTCCAGTCAAAATTGTTGGCAATAATATTATTGTCACGTATTCAAGAATTTTAAGCATTGCATCTGACAAATAAGTAAACCAGGTCTTTAAATATTCTATTATTGGCGGTAATACTGTATTTGCAAAATTATTTATTGCTTCTGAAACCATGGGTAAAGCCGTATCTTTCAGGTAGTCAAAAATTCTTTGAAGTATTGGAAGTGAATTGCCAGTAAGAGAGTCGATAATTGTTTGAAACCTGGGAAGAATGCTGTCTACAAGACCCTGAAACCAGGTATTTATTCCTTCCAGACCCGGAATTGAATTTATAATATTTTCAAAAAAACCAGAAACTCCATCTTTTGCAGTGCCAAAAGCCCCAGAGGCTTTGTTTACGCCATCTTCAACCATGGTAAAAACACCGTTTATTTTTGTAGCAGTTTCTGTTAGCGGTGCAATTGTTTCCGAAAGAGAGGAAATTGAATCGTTAATGCCATTAAAAGAAGTTCCCAATCCGGAGGCAGAGTCTTTTAAAGCGTCTAATTGCGCCTGCTGTGCCGGAATAATATTTTGTAAATTGAGAATATCAGAAACGGCCTGAGAGGCTGAAGACTTCTGAGAATTTAAGCCACTTACAAGAGCCTCGCCGAAATCCTGCCCGGCATCTTGCCAGTCGGGATAATATTGTTGAAGTAAAGTAATTATTTCATCCTGATTTCCAGCAACCAGCATTTTCTGAGCTTCAAACTGAGCCTTATCCGTCAATGCCTCTTTTGTTTTTTGCGCCTCTTCAACCTTTCCCTGTTCTCCCTTTTTAAAGTTTTCAAGGTCTTCGGCATATTGCTTTTTATTCTCTCTTATAGAGTCTTGAATTGCTTCTTTATTGGTTTCAATTCCTCGAAGAGTTATTTTTTCTTTCTCTTTTTCAGCTTCTATTTTATCGTCAATTTCTTGTTTCAGAGCGTCTTTTTTATCTTCAGCTTCTTCTTTAGCGGCGTCTATTCTGTCGGAAATAGATTTCTTTTCTTCCCTCGCAGTCCTTCTTGCTATTTCCGCAGCTCTATTTGCTTCAAGCTCTGCAAGGTCATTTCTGGCCTTCTCCGTATCTTCATAACTTCCAGGCGTTGCAAGCTTTTTCTGAAGGTCTTTCTTTTTATTTTCATAAGACAAGTCTTTTGCTTTGTCCCCGGCGGCGTCCTCCCGATTTTCAACTGCATCTTTTTGCGCTTCTAAACCTTTTACATAGGCATCAGTCTCGTCTTCAATCAGTTTCTTCTTCTCGTCATATTCTTTTCTATATTGCTTTATATTTTCATCTGTGGCGTCCTGAACTGCTTCTTTCTGGTCTTCTAATTCGTCAAGGACGGCATCTGTCGTATCTTCAAGCAACTCAATCCGAGCGTCATATTCTTCTTCTGCTTGTTCAACGGCAACTTTCGACTTTTCCGCTATAGACTCATAAGCAACCTCGTATTTATTTATTAATGCCTGTTTTATGGCTTCGCCAAGATCATCAACCTTCTCTAAATTTTCCCGAAGAGCTTCTTTCAACGAACTGGCCAACTTTTCCGCCGACTGTCCCACTCCTGACTGAGAATTATCGAGGCCATTAATAAGACCTTCTCCTACCGCCTCGCCTATGTCTTCGGCTTCTTTCGACGGAGAAGCAATTCCCAGAATAGATTTTAAAAGTGCAATAATAGTATTCGCGATAGAAATTATAACAGGAGTAATTGCAGAAATTACACTTTCCATGCCTTCTATAAGCCCCTGAATGATAGCCTTACCGGAATCATACATTTTAGCGGCAAGTTTTCCCAAAAGCCCAATTATTTCATTTGCGGCGTCTCTGAATTCTTCGCTGGATTTATAAACTCCGACAATCGCGGCAATAAAAGCACTAATCCCGGCAATAGCTATTGCAACCGGAGCGCCTATAGAAGCAAGCCCGGAAGCCATAAATCCTATAGCGGCCGTTACCGGCCCTATAGCGGCAAGTAAAGCCGCCAACACGACTATAACAGTTTGAGTCTCACTATCAAAAGAGGAAAGGTATTCTGCAACCGAAGAAATTATTTTCGATAGAATTTCTATTCCCGGAGCAATCGCATCAAAAAATTTAATTGCAGCATTTCGCATCTGATTAAAAGCGGAAGACCATCTTTCCCCTACCGTATCCGTTACTTTTTTTACATTATCGTCAACAGCCGTCGTGTTTTCAGCCATTTCTTTAAGAGTTTCATTAAAAAGTTTTCCGCCCGTTTCTGAGGCAAGAATTAGGGCGCCTCCGGCAGCTTCTATACTGCTGAAAAGGTCTCCTATTTCTTTACCGGAATTTTTTGCGCTGTCAGCCATTAATTTTAAAGCGCCCTGAACGGTCCCGCCGGCAGCAATAAATTCTTTAAAAGACTGTCCGGAAAGAGATTTAAAGGCGTCGGAGGCAACCGTCCCGGATTTCGACAATTCTGCAAGTGCGGCTCTTAGTTGAGTTGTGGCTTGTGCCGTTGGAACTCCCTGCGCAGTTATCGCAGCAAGGGAAGCCCCGACTTGTTCAAATGGAATTTTTAAAGAAGCAGCAATAGGAATTACCTGAGAAAGAGACCCCGACAGCTGGTCAACCGTTGTTTTTCCTTTATTTTGGGTAATTACTAAGGCGTTCTGAACAGCGTCTACTTCTTCAAGGCTCATCCCGTAAGCATTAACAATGGAAGTCGTAACGTCCACGGCAGAGGCAAGAGAAGTAAATCCGCCCTTTGCTAATTTTGTGGATTTCTCCATAAAACCCATAGCGTCGGAAGCGTTGCCGGTAATAGGAACTCCAGCAGAAAGAGCCTCGTAAAGTCCAGCGTTTAATTCAGTTGCGGCAATATTAGCGGTGTCAGAAAGATTTAATAGATTGCCCTGTAATTCTTTTGAGGAAATTTTCGTTTCGTCGAACATTGTGGAAACTTTTGCAAAAGAATTACCGAAATCCATACCAAATTTTGTTATGGCCGTCCCCAGTGCTAAAATAGGAGTAGTTAAATAAAGACTCATATCAGAGCCAACTTTAGACATTTTACTTCCGAAATCTGACATGAGTTTAGAAGCTCTATCAAATCCAGTAGTCAAGCCTCCTATATCCGCCCCTATTTTTACAAATATACTGCCCAATTCAGTTGACATTTTTACTTACTCTTTCTATTGTTAAATAATATTTGCTGTCTTACAATTGAATTTAATTTTCGGAGAGTCATTCTCCAGAAATCTTTTTCGGAGAGTCCTAAAATAAAACGACCCAGGTAATAAGTCCAGTCCCAATCTATAGACTTTTTGCCAGAGTCGTTTTTAATTAGTTTTTTCCTGAAGCCTTGCCGGGAATAACTCCGGTTCCCCCGTCTTGATTTTTTATATCTTCAAGGTCTTTCTCTTCCGGCATGTCCGCTTTGAATGCCTCAGTAATTTTTTGAGTTAACATAGCCAGGTCGCTCATCTTTACCATCGACCCGACTTTTTTTAAAGTTAATCCCTCGTCTTCGTGTTTTAAACCAGCATATAATAAAGCCCTCATTGCCTTTATAGAAAGTTTCTTATTGAGGGCTTCCATGGTCTCCTGAAAGTCTCCGTATATTTCTTCCAGTTCCGCCATGGCGTTCAGGTCAAATCTGAGTTCTCTTTTCTTGTCCAACTCTACAAATATTTTCTTTTCTCTTACGTTATTAAGTCCCATTTTTTTTCATTGCCTCCTATAAAATAAAATTTTGCGAATAGTCGCAAAAATATAGAACGAATATCAGGAATTTCACCTGATACCCGTTTCTTAAGTTTTCTGTGAAGGGAGGCAAAATCCCCACTCCACACGGTTTAACCTGCTACTGTTGTAAAATATGAAATTGCATTTGCAGCCATTGCAACGCCGTTTAAGCTTTTTACATTTTTGGTCACAACAACCTTATACTTTTTATTATTGGTCAAGTTCGAAGTCGGGTTGAATGTGACGGTATCATTTTCCACTGCATCTTTACTTATCGAATATGCTCCGGCCACGATAGAATCGTCTTCGTCTTTAAAAACTATAAAATTTGCGGCATCCGTAGCATAACTTTCAATAACTCCTTTATCAAAAGTCAACACAACATTTGCAGTTATAGCAACATCTACAGCTTCATCAAGCGGGACAATAGTGAATGTCGGAGCTACGAGGTCAGGAGTAGAAAGATTATCTCCCAGGCTGAACCAGGTTGCGCCAATTGTCGTATCAGCAGTAGAAAATCCCAGGTTTCCAGTGCCGGTGTCGTTCGCGTGTTGGTAAACCCTGGCCATTGCAGTTGCTTCAAGTGTTACATACTGAACTTCAAGAGAAGTGCTTTTCTGAGTTTTGTATTCTCTGGCGATCTCTTTGAATTTACATTTCCATCTCTCAATCCACCGATATGAACCATCCGTCATTAAAACTTTCAGTTTTACCATGAAATACGGTACGCTTGTACAATCTCCGAACCCGTACATCAATCCCACGGTGGTCCTTCCGAGAATTACGGCCAATTCTGCTTCAGTCATTCCCGTTAAGGTAAATACTAATTTCTCTTCATTGATAGCATTTATAACGGCCTGAATTTTGCTATCAGCTTCAATTTTGAATTCAAGAATGTTTGGTTCAAATTTCGCGCTATCCAGCCTTTCCGATAAATTTATTGCAGTATCTGTGCTATAAAGCACAGAGGTATCAGTTAATACTTCCTCCAATTGCAAATACTCTACACTTTTTATATAACTACTGGGTGCCGCAAAAAGTTGTAAATCAAACTTAAATTGCTTATCCATTTTTCACCGTTCCTTTCTAAAATAAAAACTCCCTTCCGGGAATTCTTATTTGATTTTTATTTTTAAATATTAAAAATTTTAATCTCTACACGTAAAAATCACATAATTACAGCAGAAAACAATCCTTTCTCTTGTGTCTATATCTAATTTAAAAACAGGTTGCTGAGAACGAATAATAGCAACCCTATCTGCAGACTCTCCGAGAAAGTGTTTTTCTTCAGGATTTATAGAGCTTAATAAATTTCGTATTGAATTAGCTTGAGATTTTGCAGAAGAATAAGAAGCGTCACGACAAAGAATTTGAATTTTTCTTTCGTCTTCTATTAATCCATCCTTACCAGGATATTCCGAAATTACTATCACTGTGTCCGGTGTATCCGGCAACGAGTCAAGAAAAATAAAATTATCATCATCATCTTCATCAAAATCCGGAAATAATTCTGCTAAAATATAACTTTTTAAGTCTTTCAATAGGTCGCTCATAGTCCCGCTTCTCCTGCCGTTTTTATATGTTTTACGTATTTTTCTTTGTTTGCTGTTAGAGGGTCTTCAAGGTATTTGGCTTTTCCTTGCGTATGCCGGTAAAAAAGATTTTCATGTTGCTCAAGGGCATAAGGAGTATTGTAGCTGACTTCGCCGGAATATTCTGAAATCATTTCAACCTGTCGAGACCTCTGTAAATTGTGAGTATCTACCGGAACTTGCTCTGCTGACTCAGTTGACAGGTGTTGGAGACAATCCATAACGGCTTTCTTTGTTTTTTGGGCAGTCTCTTTTTTATACTTCTCTAAATTACCCAGAACTTTATCCAGGCCATTAACAGAAAAACTCACAACTTACAACCTGCTTTCGTAGAACTCAACATTTCCGCTAAGCCCTCTTTCAACACTAACAAAAATAACCGGCCAGTTTATACCGTCGAAAGTAATAATGTCTCCAGGCTTTACCTCAGTCTCTGTAAAGCATACTGCTTCACTTATTACCTCTTCGCCCTTTCGATTTATAACTCTCTTCCGGCTATATTCATACTTGGCAGCAATATCAACGGCATCTGAAAAAGAAGTTTGATTGTATTCGTCTTTCCCGGATTGCACCTGGTGTGAAACTGTCTGATTTAAATATGAAGTAATCATCTAATTTGCACCGTCCCCGCTATCCATGGCCGGAGAAGCTCCTTTGCTTCTTCGCTGACAAGAGAAAGAGATCTGCTTCCTTGGAAAGTTTCCGAAAGTTTCCCAAGAGAAAAAGCCTTTACCCCTTGTCTTTGCAATTCTTTTCTTTTAGTAGATTCAGTATTCAGCATCGCAAAAGCTTCTTCACAGGTCGCCTGTGCTACTTCCGTTGGAATTGTATCGGTATATAAAAGAGACGCCATTAAATCATAATCAATATAAGCACTGAGGTAACGGGGGAAGGCCAGATCCTGAGTATAAATTCTTTTTGTTCCTCTTAACGGCAACCGGTCAATTTTCCGGGTTGCTGATATAAGAAGCTTGTCTTTATTCTCATCAGTCAGCGCATCCCATGCATCCGCCCCATATTTCAAGGCAAAATATTCGTCAGCATCGTCTATATTTATATAACAATTTGTTCCGACTTCTATTACGGACTCGTAAGGCATAACAAAACACTCCTAAAAAAGAGGGAGAAAACTTCTCCCTCTTTTTATTTTTACATTACACTACAAAATAAGCGTCAACCACAGTGCCGTTAAGGGCAGAATTCAAGTCTATAGTATTGCTGGAAATTGCACTGGCGGAAGCCGCAACGGTTGCCGCAGTTCCTTCAAGAACATTATTCAGGAAGGAGAAGATGCAGGTATTATGACTGAGTAAATAAGGCAGTCCGAGTTTGTCGCCGTATCCGATTGCGGTAGTGGCTCCAGTTCCGTCATGAGCCGGAATTGTAATTTTTGTGACGGTCTTAAAAGCTTTACTTCCTGTCACGCTTCCGCCCGTATCAACGGTGAAAACAGGAAGGGTTTCGGTTATTGTTTCGTCGTTAAAGTCGGTGCCTTCTATAATTACCTGGATTGCTTTTATGTCTCCGGCAGTGCCCCCGGCGGTCGCAGTTATATTTCGAGGACATGGGGGGTCTGTTATACTTGTGGTTACTTCCTGAGCCGCACCATTATCAGTTACTGCAGCATGAACCCCGGTAGTGGATGCGGCATGCGCTTCTGCTGCACTCCACTGTAAATGTGCAATTATACCCTCATCTGGATTTTCTCCCGACACGTCACTTTGAATAGTCTGGTCTAATCCTGGATTTTTGGGATACCAGTTGCCGGGGGCAGTAGAGAAAAGTTCTAAATCCATTACTATATTTTTATCCATTTAATTTCACTCCT